ATTCTTATTAGAGTAGTCTTTTGAATGAACGAATATAAAACTATACAAACCTATATGCGTCTCCACGCCTAAAAAGAGTTAAATATAAAACCCATCAATCACTTATCTTGTATTAAAATAGATTTGTACCGATTGCATGGAATTCTAATATAAGTATGTATGCTCAATCTCAAACAAAAGACTACTCTAATAAGAATCCTTTTTCGATATTAGGTGACCGTAAATTTGATACTGCGTTACGTGCGTCAACATGTCTCAATTGCAAGGGAAGATTAGTTAAAAATGATGACACAAAGTTAAACCCCCATGATAAACTATTGAAAGAGAGTTTCAAAAACATATTCGATGATGACTTAGTCGACTTATTATCTGGAAATGTGATCCAATTAAACCAAAACATCTTACCAGCAATCTTAATCAAAACACTTAGAACAGTTTGGACAAAATCATTTTCCCATGGATGGGAGAGAAAAACAAATCAAATTGTATCAAACCTTTTGAGTATTCAGTCCTCTTATCACTTATCTAACACATCCCAAACAATTAAGTCAGGGTTTTATCCACAACTCAAAACGTGGTGTGATAAAACTACAATAACAAAAGAAGTTAGTCGTCTATGTGAGGCTGCATGGTTATTCGAACAATTGATCACCAAGATAAATCAACTAGATTTGTCGAAGCCAGAGACTTTAAACGATTACAAAAAATGTTCTTTCAACATTCCACAGATAGAATTCAAGTGTATCTGGAATGGTAGAATCAGTGTTATTGAATTCAATGGAACATATGTCATGGTTCCTCAATCATATCTTATCCTTATACATAATAAATTGTGTGATATCATCTCAGTTCTGGTTGCTGCACAAAGCTTGAATGGTTCAGGGTTAGAAGATTCATGTTATGAATCCACTGTCTTGTTCATTGTAAGCTTATGTAAAGATGCACAGAGATACAAATCTAAATTTATTGAGTACATGAAAGTATTAGAGGGTATTGGTGTTGGATTAACACTAATTGATGTTGATGGACCCACAAATGATGTTTTCCTGAGAACATTGCTATTTGAGTTGCAAGAGTCTTATAGAATCAATGTTGAAGGAACAACAGCATTCGAGATAATGAGATCAGCGTCTATCGCTTTTAGACATGAGTTAATGTGCTTGTCAAAGATATTTGGACATCCCTTTGTTGATATGCAAAGAGGATCCTTTACAATTAGAGACAATGCTCACAAAAAGTCATCTCTGGACTCTACTATGATCAAAACATGTGTGATGAATGCTAAAAGGTCACTAATTAAAGGCCATATATTGAGATATGGTAAATGGCCTATTGTACATTTCAAAACAGGTTGTCATCCAGCTCTAATCAATTCATGTTTCGAAAATGCAGATCCTGAATCCATAAAGATTAGATCTAGATATGGTATTGTTAAATTGGATGATTATGACTATATAACAATCGGTTATAATAAGGAATTATCGAAGTATGATAATTTCCTCCCATTCCTGAAAGATCGAACATTGTCAGTACTGAGATCTAAGGTTGTAGGTTTTTATATTGAGAAAATCAATGAGGAGAAACCTCAATGGGAGGAAACTCGCGTTTTGCTCCATTACTTGATGAGCTCAAAAGATATGGTTGATCATGTCAAATATATAACCAAGTTTGAAAATTCTTGTGATCTCAATGAACTCTTAGAATATATGATTATAAGAATTGTCCCTAAGGAAAAAGAACTCAAAGAAGTGTTTAGAGGGTTTGGTTGTCAGTCGTATTTTGAACGAGCAAGAAGAATTGTGCAGGAGAAAGCTGTGTCTGAATATTTAGATCTTTATTATCATAATCAAGCCATGACATTGGATTATCTAGGATTGGTTAAAAAATTGAGATCTTTAGCGACGATTAAAGATGCATATCCTGGTTATACACCAATTTGTCTGGTTGTCGATTCAAGCAAATGGTGTAATATGTGGAGATCTGATGTCGTAGATGAAGTATGTAAGGAGACATTAGGTCCCTATTTTGGAACTAGACTATGGGATCACACTATGCACTCCTACCAGAAGACCTTGTTCTATGTCCCGGATGAGGAGGAGACTTATTATTGGTACGGACAGGACGGAGGCATTGAAGGGTTAAACCAATATACCTGGACATTTGTCTATATTGAGATGCTTAAAACATGTTTGGGGAAGTATGTTGACCAAATACCTATTCAAATCATGTGTAAGGGAGATGATGTTAGAATCTTTTTAATGATTCCTCCTGAGATCTTGGAAACAACTACCATTGATGAGTTTCGCCAGGAAGTATTACAAACAATGATCGATAATTGCGCAAAGTTTGGTCATAAAGTCAATTTCGAAGAGAGTTACTGCTCAGGAGTGTATTTTGCGTTCTCCAAGCAAGCCTACTGTGACGGTATCGAACTTCCCCAATTGTTCCGGAAAATTCAGAAATCTCATGGAACTAGTAATACGTTTGTCTCATCTCTTGATGAACAAATTGGGGCTGGATTCTCAAATTGTCATGGATCATCGAGGGTTACTCACGCCTCATTGACTCCACTGAGGATAGCATATTTTTGGGCGTTGTATCACTTGAAATTACATTACCAATATAGGATGTTAAATGAGAACGAATTAACATGCCTTCTCCTAGTACCTAATCTGCTTGGGGGATTTCCTGTTATAAATTTAGGGAATCTTTTTGTATCCTCAGAAAGTGATCTCTTGCCGCCTTTCTTAGATATTGTTAATCATTGTACCAGGCTCTATCCTGACATTGCAATTTACCTCAAGAAATTTCTGTTGGTTAAAACTATAGATCCCAGATCAGCATTCCAGGGTTTATTAGTTGATAGTTACTCATTACCTATTAGCAAGCCAACTGCACCCGGCACGATATTGAGAAAGTGTTTAGCTGAAAGGCTTCCAAGGCTGGTAAGACATCAGTCTGTCAAAGAAATATTCAAATTAGCCTCCAAAGAAGTAAATGAAAAGATTGAGGAGTGCTTGTTTTCATGTAATGTTTACAATGCCCGCATTATGTCAGCAACCTTTGCCTGTAGTCCTTTAGGTTATATCAATAGTCTAGTAAGGAGATTTGAAAGTGGAAGAAGTGTTGCCGAGGCATTGGTAAAAGTATCCGGTAGAGCATCAGCTGAGAGAGTTCTCCTGAAGGTAATTTCTGCTGAAAGATCATTGCATGAGTGGCGGATCAAACAACTGAAGAGTAAAAACTCATTTGACACAGATTTGATGACCTATCATGATTCATGCCCCACACTTTGGGCTGATCGCATTCGTACCACATTATGGGGAAAACCAGTTGAAAGTGTTACAATGCCTCCTATTAAGCATGTCACCTTCATTGCACAACCGGAGGAGGTTGAGTCTAACAGTTGGGCTATAAATAATCACTTCAAATTTATTTACAATAGACCAATTAAGGTATTAGACAGATATAATTTGCCTGGTTATCAAAAGGGTGGTTTTTCTCCTATGGTGGGGAGCATAACCAGAACTAATTTAGCGTCGTCATCAATCAAATTGGAAACTAAAAATGAGCTAACTCAGAATGTTCAAACATTATTAGACTTGACATCATGGGTGAATGTAACATATAATGATGACAATGGTAAAGAGTGCAAAAGCAATTATGTTGAATTGATTAAGTATATCTTAAGGATGTATCTTGATGTTGATCCTGAAACTTTATCTGTGTTTGCCTCTGTTAAAAGAAGTGGCACCATTATGCACCATGTAAGAGCTCCTAATTATAGGGTTGCAATAATACCAAACACACTCTCAAATATCTACCAGTGCTTTAAGGGTGTATCAAATTCTCATGATACATTCAGAACAGAGGGAGGCCATTATAAGTTTAATCATTTACAATGTTATTGTGATGTTGTTTCTACATTGTCGAGTAATTATGGTTATTGTAATAACTTCAATTTAAGTAATGGTCAAGAGTTCTGGGTTGTAACAACTGACTGTGCACATTGTAAAACTCAAATTATGGAAACTGTTCTGATCCTTGATCAATCCATAATTGGCCAACTCCCAATTGGTTTTGTTAAGACGATAGCAGTTTGTGACTCTGAAGCTAAAACCATTTATCAAGCTGTGGATCTTGAGGCCCCTAAACTCCAAAGGAAAATTTCTGATATAAGGTCATTAAATAAAAGATTAATAGAATATTGTGTCCTAACTGAGCATTTTGATGAAGTGTACTTAAGGAAAGTAAGACACACATCCTATATTGGGACCAACGCAGGCAATGATGCAGGATATGCCCATTTGTCGTCGTTAATAACTCACCATGATGCTCAAAGAGTAAGTTTGACTGAACTGAAGAAAATCACGACCCAAGCCTATGTGACTTTCCTTACAATATATGTAGGTGATTACATACTCAGTCTTAAAGTTGGTACAACGTTATTTGATGTGTCTGCCTGGCTGAGCACTGTCAAAGCATCGAGCCATCCCTGGTATGGTGTAATCCAGACAATACAAAGTCTTGGTCGGTTACCCCAAGTACTGGATGCACTTGCATTAGCAAGTATGAGTTGCGATCCGTCCTGCTTTAATGATCTATCGAAAGCCACTATTTATATTGGTCAAGTATGCTACAAGGCATACATAGAAGGGAGAATGTATGTACCACCAGTGGTAATCTTTTCAGCCTATCAAATCTTGAATCTCTCTGATAAAGTAAATGCACAGTTCAGGTATGCAAAACATAGATTCTGTACACTGAGTTTAGTACCTAAGTTGAATGATAAAGATTTACTTAGGACTGACAATGACAAATATTATAGAGTGCTATTGATGTACATTTATTGTATCTACTTGGGGACGCCTAATGAGGAACAAATAAATATGAGGTTAGAGAAAATGGCCTTACACTCTTTGTTCACATTTGACTGGTGGTCTCACAAATTAATAGACCAGGATTTGTTATTAAATTTGATGGAGAACCAATCTGAAATTGATGATCGAGTTATTAAAAGAATTGATGAGTATGGCACGGTTCCATATGACAGTGTGTTGGGAGATGTTCTGGACCAATTAGAGGAGATTGAAGAGTCCTTAACTATAGAGTTCAATTTATCACCTGTCGATTTTATCTATACAACATATCCGACGTGTGCTCACAGAATCAGGGAAGAACCCAATATTCCTATCTTGCCTTTAACGAGCTACATTCGAAGAAGTCATAGAGCCTTGTGTGAAATATCTCCAGTGGTTCAGGAGTCTCCACATTTGACATGGTCAATGAGAATGCCCAAATACAGAAACTGTCCAAGGAATTATGTTAGGGTCCCTGAGTCATCTCTGCAGGTACCCCAGGTTCATAAAATCTTATTATGTGAGAGTGAGCAACATAGAATATTTTCTTATGGCAGTAGTGCATGCAATAAACTCCTTGATATCTTACTGTCAATAGGACTGAATAAGTTGCCTCCTAACATAAAATGTTATAATCTGGCTGATGGACAAGGAGGTTTCCTAGCACTGCTGATGAATCTAGGGGTTCGAGGTGAATTTGTGTTCAACACGTTATTACAAGAAGATGGAATTGAGGTATATGCATCTGCAGCTCTATCGAGCGTTTCAAAACAGTTAGCAACAATACACTACGGGGATCTGAACAAAGGTTTTGACGATTTGACAAAATCGAGAACATGTGAAATGTTAGAAAGTTTGATATCGTCATGTAATATAATGACGTGTGATGCTCACTCTAGTCACCAAACTACTGATCAGAGGTTAAGATTATTGTCCAATGTAATAACATTGTATTTAAGGAAAAGAACACCTATGGGTTGTTTAATTATTAAAATGTATACCGATGAGGTTCAAGCTTTATCATTATGTGCTGCAACATTAACTCAATATTGTAAGACTGTGTTTGTTTGTAAACCCATTTCCAGTAGAACTAATTCAGAGTTGTACATGGTGTCATTTAATGCAATTGCAGATGGTTCTAATGTTAACTACGATCTCTCACACATGTGTTACTTACCATTGAGATCGTTGACCAACATTATTTCCAAAGTTACAGCATTGGTCCATACCTTAGATGCTATAAATAAAGATGAATGTATAAGTGTACAATTAGATAAATGTTTGATACCTCGAGATGTTAAGATTCTCCTGGATCCGCAATATCCGAAGCTGCTGCTGAATCTCTTGGGTTACTGTTGTCCGTCCGGACCTCCTTCCAGAATTGTCACCGCTGTAAGAGAAAGAATGATGTATGTAAATAATGTAGTTGCAGGTGTACAAGCAATATCTGTTTCATCCTTAAAGATAATTTCTGATAAGGGAGGTCAGGTATTACCATTACAAGATGTGAACTCGAGAAGAAGTATTCAACAAGTGTTTGAAAAATGGTTAATTGCTCAAGGATTTATTGCAGTGGTTAAAAAGTGGATTAATAGGCAAATGAGGTTGACTCTGCAAGATTGTAAAGACAATTATAAGTTAGTGATGGAACAAAATTGTCCAAGGAGACTAAAGTTGTTACCAATAACCGAGAGTCATTTCTTAAAGGATTACACAACAGGCAATTTTCCATGTAATCCGTTTGGTGCTTATATGAAAGGAGTTCATTGTGCTTTATGTTTCTTAAGCTATATCAATGTTTAAAATCACCACAAAATTATATTGTAAGAGAGTAATATCTTGTATTAAAATCTTATAGATTTTGTGAGTTGTGTCTTACCTTCTTGCTTGGAAAATAAGATTCTTCATCATGTACATCAAAAAGATTTTTTGGTTTATAAGTCTCACTCTGTGTATGCTCGAAATAAGTGGCTTAATAGGCTTCGACTGTAAGCATAAAGACGTGGAGTATTCGGCGGTCTCTGTGAAACAGGTTGCTGAGTGTGATGAAGTCAAGCCAGCAGTGCATCAGTCCAAAATGAACATTCAGTTGTTGCAAAAGAGAAGATTGTCTAAGGTTCCATATATATCTTGTTATACACATGCCAACATTTTGATAACACATTGTGGCATGCATAGTCATGCATCAGTTGTAGCAGGTGGATTATCCCAAAGGATTGAACAGTACACATCAGAGACTTGCAGACGGGCATTTGCCACAAAGACCGTGATACTTTTTGGTACACCAATCGATATTAATAGTTTTAACACGACTATTACGGGATCGATAATTCCTTACGGATCTGTAATCAATAATGATGCTAGCTGTATCGGTACAAGTTTTGCCTATAATGGAAATCATTACCGAGCAAGTGTCATGCAAGTGTCATACGAAATAATTCTTAAAACTGGATACGGTACTTATGATTCTGAAACGGGCATCTTTAACACGGGCTTGGGTAGTTATGGTGATTATAAAGAAGGTGTGTTGTTAGACAGGAACTTTGGATATGTGTTCTGGAAAACATCTGATAATGAAGATTGTTCAAGCTCCACAAGTTACTTAGTATTGTATGAAGGACCGGCAGAGAAATTGGTCTCAGAACGAGATAATCGGTCAATAATTGTAGTTGAGCAACAATCAACAACCTTCTCATTGCAACTCAGAGAACCGACTCTGTTATGTTCACAGCATGCTTTCAATACGGAACATGATCAACTTAAAATAATTACTTCAAATAACAGGATGTTCTTCTTTAAGAGAATAGCGGATAGTTTAGATATTAATTTATCCACATATATTAATGCCAAATTTGTTTATGTCGAAAGGCATTTAAGGGCTAACATTGAGACTCTTTATGAGGATGTGATGAAATTTAGATGCCGAGTCACAAGACAGACCTTAACTAACCTCTTATCATTGGCTTCAATTGATGAAGATGAATTTGCTTATGCTTATATGGGAAGACCTGGTTACACATCTGTGAAGAGAGGGGAAGTAGCATATCTAATAAAATGTGTTCCTACATATATAACACTACAGTCATCTACCAGATGCTATAACGATGTTGTGATTTCTCATAATAATAAAACAAAGTTCCTAGCATCTAAGACAAATATAATTCAGGATTTCAGTGAAGAAGTTGAATGTTCTCAGTTAACACCTGTCTTGTACGAACTTCAAGGTAAATGGTACAATGTTTATCCCTCTCCAATAGCTGTACCAGATCCTATTGTTTTAAATCCCAACAGGGAGCGAGAATGGGAGTATAAAAGTCCAAATCATTTATCTAAATCAGGTATTTACTCTCAAGAGAGTATAGAATCATGGCAACAATCCTTAATGTTAGCATCAAGTCAGAGTGCCTTAACCAAGATAATCACAAGCAAGTTTATAGGTAAGGATATTGATTCTCAGGGGAGTTCGATCCACACCTATATAGACGAAGATATAATGGCTCATATAACAACTAACTTCTTTGTGAAAGCTTGGGGGGTATTCTCCAATTTTGGTCAGATAATGTCAGGTTTATTAGGCTTCATAATCATTGGGAAATTGTTCAAGCTCGTGGTTGACTCAATAATGAATGGAATTGCTTTATATAGAGTGTACGGATTTAGTATCGCACTCATGGGATGTATCTGGGATAATGTCGCACATTTATTGATCTCATTTAGGAAGAAGGACAAAAAGCCAACTGCGCCTTCTAAGGAAGATCTTTGTGACAACCAGTGTGAACCACCTGCGGCCCAAAATCCATTGTTAACACAATCTACTCCTGTATCAATGTACCCTAACGTTAGGTCTATGACATCACATGAATTACAGTAACATCCATAACATGTTATATATTCTTTAATTATCATATATACTCATTAGCATTATTACTTGATTGTATATAACCATGTTTTTGTAACTACATAACTCTAAACCTAACCACCATTGTAGCTGGTATTGATTCTTGTATTAAAAGTTCATTAATTTGATGTGTGTCTTTTATTGTTCACGCTGTTATGCAAGACTCTGACAACGAGGTAATGGTCTAAATGTGTACAAACTTGATATATACTGTTCCTCGTGTATCTAAATAATTAAACTAATTCATTATTTCCATTTATGTTGTATTCTCTTTAGAGTGTCAAGTCATTCAAGTCAAGCGGTAGCGGGAAGAGATCAAAGTCCTCTAAAACTGTAAAATCAGGGAAAAAGCAGAAGCAAGAGGGAACTCCCCAAAGGGTTACCAGATCAAACAAATTTGCGGAAAGTGCAAGTGTTCTAAGTACACTTGAAACGTTATCTATCGCAGAACCTCCTGTATCTGCCGCGCAACCTCAAATAATGCAGAATCCGGCCATGGAAGTAGATAACGTCCGTCCTGGTCCTTCGGGAGCCCAGAGACCTGTAGTGCCTGAACATCAAATTTTGACTCTTGGTGTCCGAGAGCCCCGATATGCTGAAATTGCTGCCCTCGCTGGTAAACCAGATTCGGGTTTTCGAACATCTCCGAGCTTCTCACAACAGCTGTTTCATAACTTAGTAACCCCTAACATCATGTATAGAGGATTCTTGCTAACTCATACGTCAGCCAACTTTCCGCGCGTTATGTACCAAACCGGAGCTTACCTTGCCGGTGCTGTAGTCGCAATAGGTTTTGCTAAGATGAAAGTTCCTCAGTCAGCAACAGTCGATGATATTAAGTTACGAATCATAGGCGAAGTCACAGCAATCAACATCGCCCCTGAATTGTTACTTCAGACACAAGAGGCTGATGCATTGTTTCTCGAAATCATGAATTTCATCTTGCGCTCTGACCCTGCTATATTCAGAGGGGGACTAGAATATACTTCAGATGAATTTGTCAGTGCATACTCTGATCCTAGAAATGTTGATGTCTATCCTATCGGTGCAGGATTCAAAATTCCTTTGCCTTGGTCTAATGATGTCGAATTGAGACAAAATTCAATGGCCGATGCTACCAGAATTTGTTTGTGGTTAACCACTAAGTTAGCAAATAATTACAAAAACTGTAAACCGGAACTGTCATTTTCGTATTTGATTGCTATCTGCAGAAGAGGATCAGTAACTACTCAATTTCTTACTAAAGTGTCCGATGACATCAACACAGAGCTTGGTAGAACTGTTTCATTCGATGAGGACTTGATCAGGAAAATTTATCGAATTTATGGAATCTTTATTAATGAAAACAATGCTGAAAATGTGCTGAGAAATATTCTCACATGGATTCCAGAGGAAGGCTTACGCTTGAGGTTGATGTTACAGCATGCAGAGGGAAGCGGCCTCACACCTCATTATACAGTAAAAGAAGCACTTCTAAAATATCCTGACTTCCCCTGGGGACGTGTCGATGGGTTGCTATCAGGTGAAATCCGAAGTTTTATTCGTGCTTGGGCTCTTATTAAGGGGAACCTGTATTACGGTTTTAAGAGAGACCTGAAGGAAGCATCTAGCCAATCCTTTAAAGGATTAGCTTATGTAGCAAAGGAACTCCTCATCAAGGCTGCCGGTAAGGGAGGTCTTAAGGCCTATCGCGGTTGGACAAGAACCCCTCCATCAAAGGGTTTGCTAGATGAGATCATTGAGAACTACCTAGCTAGTATGGGTGAAGAAGCTGCAGCCCTAGATCAAACCACTCTTGATCAATTAAGATTCATTGCTAATTCAACCAGGTAAACATAACATCAATATTTTAATCTTCTATAATCCCTTCACTCTAAATTGTGTGTATTAGTATCATCTATAGCGTCAATTACCTCTGCATGCCGTCACTCAATGTTAATTAGTACATGTTAAGCCTGTGTCTATGTCCTCCTTATCCTCTAACCTGTTACCAATATTACTAACAAGCATAGCTTTTATACTTATTGCTGTAAATATGAAGAGAGCTTCCAAACCACAAGGTTCTCTTACGATTGCATGGTTTATTAGAATCTCTTTCATCTGATTACATCTATCCCATTGCTAATCGGATATTTAACTTGTGTTCATCTAGTGCCACGACAAACACAGCATGGGACGCAATGTTCCCAGCAATCCAGCAGTGATGATAGCGAGCAGCACTTGGATGATACTGAAGGACTGCTGGTGGTTGACGACGCAGTGCCTTCTAAGATCCTGACGGAGATTAAAGACCTTCAAGAGACATTATCAGTACTAATGGAAGTCTCTCGGAGCACATTGGAGCGAGTTGAGGAAATCTCGCGTATTCTTAGTATTAGGGGTATATACAAACCTAATCAATCTACCAATATGTTTAATCAAAGAACTATTAACTCTTCTGATTTGTAATTTGATAAATAAAGATCCAAGTGTTAAAATAAGTTTTTAATTTAAGAAATAATGGAGTTTTTGACCCTAGATATTTTATGTACCTTAGTATACATTGATAGAGTTAGTGATAAGGGTCTTGTATTAAAACTTCCTTTATTCCCG